AAGTTCTTCTCTGCTGTTTTGATAAGCCTTAAAAAGTAAAGGCTTGTTGACTGAGTTGACGTGAGTGATTTTCATTTTCCAAGTACCTCTAAAAGATCAAGGTCTAAAACTTCGATGTCATAAGGAGGTTGTCTTTTGATTTCGTCCTCAAACATTTCAGCGTTTGGACCTCTTTGAACGTTTACCTGTGTGATGCCCCAACCAAGCATGTCATCTAATACTCTTTTACCTTTTGGGTTTAAAGCAGCGAAGACAACTGTTTTAGTTGGCTCATCGTATTT